ACTCAAGATACTTCCACTAAAAGGAGCGTGTATTTGATTTCCGATTATTGGGCCGGATGTAAATACTCCATCAAAAATACCATAATCCAAAACTCCATAACTTGATGAAAGACTTGATATAGCACCAAAGGCTTGACCATTGACATACTTTCCTATGAAATTTACAAAGATAGCATTTGGATACAAAGGAACAAATGGGTAACTAGCACTAATATACGTTCCATCAATCATCGCTTCCGTCCAACTACCGACCAAATTTCCATATCCAAGAATATATCCGTTAATTAAACTTGATGTAAATGTAGCACCGGCAAACGTTCCATCAATCAAAGTCCCCATCAATACAGATGCTGTAACATCATATGGGCCACAGCTTGAACCGGAAAATCCTGGGCCAAATTCTTGTTGATAAACATGGTCGCTTGTCCAATCATATTGATTAAATTCATTGAATGCGTCTCCCCATCCGTATATGTCGTGTCCTTCATATTGTGTTTGGTCTTGTCCGCCTGGGTAGTTAAATCCAGCGTCAAATTGTGGAACACAAGCTTGACAAGTATTAGTTATAGTAACGATTGAACTACTGATTGAGCCTGAAAAATTACCAACGATTGACATACTCAAAATCAATCCATTGACTCCGGTTACGCTCATCAAACCATTAGCATTTTCATAAAAGAACGATGATGTTATGCCTGAACCTGTGTCATAACTGTATGATACACTTGATGAAGCGTGGATATTGGCTACTCCTGTAAATCCACCATAAAGAGAACCACTTATGGAGGCACTATCAGATATTTGACCGAGTATTCCAGCAGCAATTGATGAAATATTAGCACTAGAAGTGGTTACACTTCCAGTTGTAAATGTATAATCATCAGCCCAACCTACATCCAAGATTGGTTCATAAATTGTGTTAGTATCTTTGCTGAAGAAATACAAACCAAATCCTGAACCGGTTGGAGCAAATTCATCGCTACTGATAAGAACTATACCATTATTAGGAACGGTTCCATTAATCCAAGCATTTACGATTGGAGTAATGTCCATATTGATATCACCAACTTGATAATTGAATGATTGTGTAGCAGAAAGAGATTGAATGTAAGATGACCCGGTTGTTGCCCATGCTATACCATTTTGTTTATCTCTATAAACCCAACTAGCACCGTTCGGAGAACCGTTGTCAGAAACATATCCATCGCCCATTACCCAACTTTGGGAGACAGGAAAGGCATAAATGTTATACTGAATTGGTAATTCCAATTCTCTGGCGACGTTTACTTTTAACTTAAATTGTGGGGTTGTTATGTCACCCGCGGCGATTGATTTAGAAATTGATGTGATATCAAATTGAATTAATGCTCTTTGACTATACGTTGAGGTAATAGTCATTTCTTGATAACTACCAGTAGGATTTTGACCCCAAGGTGTTTGCCACATATCCCAAGAGGCGGACGGACAATAAATATCTTCCCAATTTACACCAATTTCACTTGGCACCAAAACCTTTACGGTTGCTGGTGAAGTTCCGACACGCAGAATTTCATCTATACCAAAGTTTAAGGTGTCAAACCCTGCTACATTGGTAATAAACGTGTCTTGTGATGGATAAATGAAATGATGCATAAATTATGTTAAACTTCCCCACTTTGGAAGATTTTGTGGTTGTTGATGTTCTGGAACTTTTGGGTCAACTTCTTTTGCGTGAATTTTCCATTCTTGTCCCCAGGCTCTAATATTTTCAATATTATCACGAACCCGTTCTAACGCACACTCACTTCCACCAATAATATTGTCATCTAAAAAATATTCTACCTCCCAAAGAATGTCGTGTAATTTTTCAATATCATTTATATCGTTTAATTTTTTATAACCACGCATGATATTTGCCAGTTTTTTAGCCTCTCCCTGTATAGCATTAATTAATGAACAAGTATTTGCGGGCTGTTTGCGAATACCATATAAATCTTCCGATGCCTCATCAATTTCGGTTTCAATATTCTCTATTAATGATTTTAATTTAATCATATTAGGTATAAATACTTAGGATTTGATGAAAGGAAGTCTTATAAACTTACATTTAAGTTCATTTTCTATCTCTTTTTGACGTTTAACATCTTTCTCTTTAAGATTTCCATCAAAATCGAAGTGTTGTTTTTCATCTATTTCAATAACCACGTTCTTTTCTTTATCATAACCATCAACCATATATCCAGCACAAGAAATTTCTCCACCATTCAAAGCGTGTTGAAAATTATAACCATTAGTTTTACCATAGTCATCTATTATTTCACAGGCTTTTGGATTGAAACTACGAGAATGAATCCCATACTTTTTAACTCTTCTAACTATTGCCTCTCTCATTTTTCTACGAGATTCTTCTGATTGTGTTTTACCTTTATGTATTTTTGATATTTTTTCTTTAAACTCTTTTGATTGATGACTTTTATAAAATTTTTCTTTAACATCGTCCGATTGTATTGCAAGTTTAGTATTATCAGACATTTTCTTTTTGGATTCTTCCGTATGGATTTTTCCATACATAGAATTATTTTGTCCTCCATTTTGAATTTTAAACTTTTCTTTATATTTTGGAGTATTAAATTTTTCTATAAGAGTATTTGATATTTTCTTCTTCACTTCATCTGGTATTTTTCTTCCAGTTAATTTTTTTGATATTTCAATATTAGAACAATCTTCACAGTTTAATAGTTTATTGTGGCAATTTATTGAAATATTTTTTGCATATTTTCCGATATATTCTATTTCTTTTTTACAAGATGGACAATTTCTATACCATAGTTCATTTTTTTCCCATACACCATTTGGAGATGCCTTCGATTTGGCACATTTTTTACAATTACCATTTGTTTTAATTGCGTATTTAAAAGACCTTTCGTTTTTATGAAAAATATCGCCTCCACAAGTTTTACATTTTCTTACGAAATTCATAAATTTATAAAACGTTGCCTACGATATCACTGTTTGGATATTTACATTCAAAAATAGCGGGGTCCAAACTGTTGAATACCATGTCGTTCTGTGTTGCCGCCTGTATATCATATTCTACAGGAGAATAATTTCCACCATTGGTTGTCAATGGAGTATTGTTGATTATATCCAAAGATACAACCGTTTGAACTCCATCAACTTTGGCAATTTCCAATTTTAAAGCACTAAGATTAATTGCTTGAGAAAATTCCCATTTATCTATGGCAAAAAAGTTTTGAACTGCGGTAATACAATTTGACAATACATCCTTTTTATTGTAACCCTTGAATGCTGTTATAACAAATTCCACGCCGATGTTGATGATGTATCCGTCAATTACATTGATACCATCAGTAAGCATTCTATAACGTCTCAAATATGTCAATAGATTTGTTACCAATGCTTCGTTGGCTTGTGTCAAATTTCCATTTTCATCAAATGACAACATATACAAATTGACAGAGAACGGATTACTTCTGTCGAAAGCAATCTTTCTAAAATAGTTTTGGGTATTGGCATTGTCAACCGTGGCTACATTGTTGGTATCAACTGTTCCTGTTAGGATTTGGTTTTGATTGACATCCAAACTGTTATAGGTAATAATCTGAGCTTTGGCGATAGAACCGTATTTTGCTGGTAAAGCATAAACTCTTGCCAAATAATCATCTTGGGTGACTATACGATTCTGAGCGGCAAATGCTGCAATAGCATTCTGACGAATCATATCATTACTCTCCGGCCCTGCGCCTCCAACGGTTGCCACAGAGTTATTTACCTTCAAAGAGGTCTTTACAGTGTTTAACAACGCCGATTGTTCCGGCGTCAATCCATCAAGAGTATTGTTAATCGTTGAAGAATCAATGTTAATTATAGAATTTGATGGTGAATTAGACTCAAAACCACCACCAACCGTGTAAGTTACAGTCAAAGTCGTATTCGATGGAGCCAATCCATACGTATCATTCTTTAAGAAATTAGATGGGTCTAAGGACAGATTTAAGTTGTTGAGGTTGGACAAACCAACACCAACTTGTTGTGAACTCAAATTAATGATTTCATCAGCAAATCCATCTGTTCCAGCTCCAAATTCCAAAAACGTTCTATTATTTTCATCAACATTGACTGTAAAACGTCTTGATGTTTTGAGATAATCCAAAATGTAAGGGACGGTTCCTTGATATAATGAAAGAATTCCTTGATTTGAATCGGTGTTAGGAATATCTGTTAGAACCATTTCTTGTGACAAGAAATCAACTTGGTGCCAAACGTTATTGTCGGCATCGGTTACATTAATAATTTCCAATACATTGTCCTCGTCAAGATACAAATCCAAATAAGATTGCATATCTCCAACTGTAAATGTCTTGGTCACAAGTCTTCCGGCTCTGATATTGACGTTCTTTTGAAGTAAGAAAAATGTAGGAACTCCGGTAGAATCTCTTTGATATACAGAAGATGTCAGTGGTGACAAAGCTGTATTTACAGAAAAATCCAACGATGTAGAAGTCAAGAAAGAAGACCCAACGTTATTGGATACCTGCATATTTTCTTGAAGACTTAAAGCATAGTTGTTATCAGGAACATAATTTCCATTGCTATCTGTTGTAGAAGGACAAATTTGATAAACGTCGATGGTTCCTGTGGCTCCTTTGGCTGGAGACGTTGTATAACCCAAATATTTAGCCAAAGCAATGATGTTCTTTCTTTCCGTTGTATTGTAAAGAAGACCTTCTTTGAAAGTGTAGTCGGTGTAGTATGATAGAACGTCACCAACATAGGACGCCATATCAATGAACATCATGCCTGGAGCGGCATCATTGAAATCGGCATACGTGCTCGGATAGTAATACTTAGCAAAATTGATTAAATTCTCACGAAAAGATGAGAAATCTTTGTTAAGATATCTTACGTCCTTACTTCCTGGCTGAAATGATTTATTAGTAGTATTTGCCATTTTATTATTTAATCAAAATTGTTATTTACTTCACGTATTAGAGCATTTACTTCATCTTCACGATTTTTACAGCATCTATGACAAGCTCTACCGATAATTGGTTCAAATGTATATGGGTCAAAACTCGAAAATGAAAATAATTCCGATTTAATACATTTTAATTTTTTACATATGTCACATAATGCATACTTGGATTCGATATCATTCATAACTTATTTTCTCCTATAACCTCTGTAAAACTCTTGGTCACGCCATCATATCTCCAAAACTTCTTCGGTTTAAGGATTTCAATGATTTTTTGTTGTCTTACCAAATCTTTTTCTTTCTGTTGTCTTCTATTATGATATTTACTATCATATTCTAATACTACGTTCTTTTCTTTATCATAACCGTCAATGTAAAATAAATCTTGGTTGGTTTTAACTTGAAAGTTTGGTTGAAAATTAAATCCAATGGAATTTAAATTTTCAATCAGTTCCAACTGTCCTTCATCTGTTTTTACCTTTAACCATTGAGAATTATGTAAAGCATCCAAATGTTTCTTTCGTATTTTCGGGTCACGCATCGCCGTTTTCGTAAATATGGATGTATTCTTCTTTTGTTCTTCATTAGAATATCGTTTAATTTGAGATTTTGATAATTTATCTCTTTCTCGTTTATCTGAATATCTATTTATTCTATCTATACTACAAGATTTACTAATCTTATTTTTTCTTTCATCTGAAAAATGTGTATTAAAATTTGGGTTGTTGGTAAACATTTTAGAACATGATTTACATATTCTATTTCCTTTTATAGATTGATTCAGTATATGCTTTGTAGTGTGGTAAATTTCTTTACCACATTTAGGACAATTTCTCATATATAAATCATTTTTCATATTACATCGTCGTGTTTTTAATCGTTACAAGCACGGTATCCGTCTGTTTCGTCAGATTTACCGTGAATGTTACCGCAATCTGTAACATATAAATATCAGCATTGCTGGCTATTTGGGTGTTTGTTAAGAGATTTGCCGTGATATCGTTCACTGTTACATTCGGTATCCATGATGCGATATCTTCACTAACGATGTTTACTGCCTGTTCTTTTAGGGTATCTTGGTTCTGTTCAAACACCAAATTCCACAATCTAGTTCCGAAAGTAGGTTGGAACCGTCTTTCGCCCTGGCGTGTATTAAGTAAATTAATTATGTTATTCTTTACTTGTGTCAGAGTATCATAAGACTGGTTAAAAAACCCACTGTTACCATTCTGTATCGGCAATACTATACCGATTGGTTTGGCAATCAAAGCCTTTGACTGTAATGTTGTTGGTATTTTTGCCATAAATTATCCAGCCAATATCCTACTTGGGTCTATCATTCCACTTCCACCGTTCTTTTTGGTTTCGTCAATCTTCTTCATTATGCTTCTGAAATCCTTTTTGAATACTCCTTTAAGAACATCAGGCACCGCACCAGAATCTAATACTGACTTCTGTTGTGGAATCATAGGGGAATCTCCAACCATTTGTTTTAAGAAATCCATGTTCTTTGAAGCCTTGTCAAAGGTTGGAACAGGTCTTTGTTGTGGTTGTTCTGGTTCTTGGTATGAAACGTTTTCTGATTGACCGACTTTTTCAAATCCTCCATCCATCAATTCGGCTAAATTTGCCGTCAAATCTGTTCTTGGTAGTGGACGAGAATATCTTGCCGTCTCGGCCAATACAGAATTTAGTTTTGGGTTCCTTGTATAAATTACTTCTTCCAAAGGTTCCTCTACCGTCTCGGTAATTTGTCTTGGTTTATCATTGGTCTTTATTTCTTTAACCATTTCAACCAATACTTTACCCATAGCCTTACTTACTTCTTCGGCTACGGCCTTCTTTACTTCCTCTCTTACAAGAGTTCTTATTGCTTTTTTTAGGTCATCAATTTTCATAATGTTTGTGTGTGTTGTTTATTTAAACTTAGTTGTCGAGTTTACATATTTTGTTCCCTTAGAAGCGGCACTCGACGCTTGCTGGGACTGAACCTTTGTCACTTCTGTTTGAGCCACCGATACGGATGACTGTGCTGCTTTACTTTCAGTATCAGCCAACCCCGCATAATATTTTGCTTTATCTGCTGCATCTTTGGCTTCCGATTCTTTCTGTGTTCTCAAAATTTCATTGTTCGTTGACGTTGCTACATCAGACGCCGCTTTAGCCGTTGCTGCATATTGAGCGGCCAAACCAGCATTTGTCTTCGCCAAACTTGCCTGTTGTTTGGCAGTATTCAAAGCATTCGTCGTAACCGAATCATTAACCTTACTATGTAAGGCTGACACAGATTTAACTGCTGCGTCTGCCGCCTTTAATGAGGCTTGGG